ATCAGGGAAGCCACGGCCAGCGTTGAAGCCGACCTAGCCCTTGAAGATACGGGGTGGGTCAACCTTAGTGTTGCAACCGGGGAAGTAATCACGGCATCTGAGCGCATAACGAATGTTAAGCTCTCGCGGCTCTATGCCTTGAAAGACCCTATGGGGAAGCAGGCTATAAGACTCTGGACAGACTATACCTTCGGCTCTGGCATTACCTGGCAGGCTGAAGATGAGAAGGTCACCAAAGCCCTTGAGGGATTCTGGGGGGCAAAAGCCAACCAATCTATATTATCCGCCAGGGGGCAACGCAAGTCCTCAGATAAACTCCTGATTGACGGTGAGGTGTTCTTTGCTATCTTCCTCGGGGCGAATGGGGAGGCAAAGATTCGGCATATCGATCCACTGGAGATAACGGAGATAATCGCCAACCCCGAAGATAAAGAGGATATCAGATACTACAGGAGGGAGTGGTCGGATGCTCAGGCAAAACCCCACACATCTATCTACCGTTCCTCCTCAAATATCAAGGATGAGGCCGCACTCGATAAATACGGTAAGAGCGTCACTAAGACCGATGATGCCCTGATATATCATTTAACATTCAATACTATTTCTCAAAGGGGGAACCCGTTACTATTACCGGCCTTAATCTGGATGAAATACAATACTCGATTCCTCGCCTCCCGGATAGCGATTATGTTAGCCCTTGCGAAGTTCGCTTGGAAGTCAAAGGTAGCAGGTGGGCAGGCCGCCGCCGATGTAATCAAGGCCAAGACGCATGAGCAGGATATAGCCGCTGGCTCTCACCTGGTAGAGAATATGGGCTCGGACACCACACCCATAAAGACCGAGACAGGCGCCTCAGGAGCTTATCAAGATGGGCGGATGATTAAGCTCCAGATAGCCGCTGCGGTTGGAATTCCGGAACAGTACTTCGGGGATATTTCAATTGGAAACCTCGCGACAGCTAAAACCGTAGAACTCCCCATGATGAAGATGTTCCAGTCCTATCAGGCAATCTGGAATGACACCTATCAGGACATAGACGAGATTATACTCCAGCACAATAAGATAGACTCCAAGAATTGGTATGTTGACAGGGACTTCCCCAAGATAGCCCCAGAAGATATCCTGCAGGCGGCCACGGCACTTACACAGATACTTAATGTACTACCTGCCCTCGCAGATTCCGATGATGTAAAGCAGGTAGCCCTTATGGCTCTAGGGGTTAACGACCCCTCGGAGGTGCTCGACCAACTATCCAAAGAGGCGAAGGGAAACCCGAACACAGCACTAATCAAAGCCCTGAAACAGTTCAGGGAATCATTAAATAAAAAGGAGTAAAGGAGCAGTAAAAGTGAGCACAACATTTATCGAAGCTGAGGGTTGCCTTCGAGAATTTTTAAGGGCATGGCAAGAAAAAAAGATTGAAACTATGCTAGAACACTGCCAATTAACTTGGCGGTTGAGAACAAAAGACCCTATAGGGGAATTAAACACTCTGCTTGAAGCTGTCCAAGTAGACAGTTTTGAGATAGGAAAATTAAAAGCGATTGGAACTATTTTGCTACATGGGGAAGTAACTATTAACAGGAATAAGTCGGCTATGCTGCATTTGATTAAAGAGATTGCCCCCTATAAGACAGGAGAAAGCGGGATTTGGGGTGTTAACCCTAAGACGGCATTGCGGTTGATTTAATTTCTTAAAGGAGTGACAAATGGCAAGAAAGGGAACGACTAAAGCAAGGAAACCGAAGGCTAAGACAGTAGAGCAACCCGAACCCATAGTCTGTCAATTCTGTGGGGGCAAGGGCTACATTGAGCTTGACAAGGTGGGACTGGTAATCACGCCCTGCTACAACTGTGAGAAGGGTATAGCAAAGGCCAGGGCAATCGGTGTGCCTGAAGATGTAATTAGAATAAGGACAGGAGCAAACATTGCCAACAGCACTATCGGAATTGGACAGCCTGATAACACTGCTGGAAGCCCAGATACCGGCTAATCCGAAGAGCCCGAAGAACCAGAAACTTCAGAAGCGCCTTGAGGAATACCTGGCTAAATACTTCGGTAGGCTAGAGCGGGCCTTCCCTTATTCAAAGCTGGATAAGATATACAACAAGTACGTTACGAAGGAGAGCCTCAATTCGGAATCTGAGAGCATTATCGACCTGATACTGGCAAGCTTTGATAAGCAATTCCAGGCTAAGATAGCTGGGGAACTGGCTAAGGTTTACATATCAGGCCAGGCCGAGATGATATCCTACGGCAAGACCAAACTCGGAGTCCCTATCGCCTATGAGGGGCCGCCCATTGAGGATGCTATAAAGTGGGCGGAGAAGCACGGGTCTAAGCTTGTCACCCAGATGGATGGGGAGACCAAGCGGCGCCTCTCAAATGTAATCAGTAACGGGATAAAGAATAAACGCGGAATCCCCGGATTGTCTAGGGATATCAAGAAGTCCTTTGCCGATATGAGGCGGTTTCGAAGCCTGATGATAGCCCGGACCGAAACGGCAAATGCTTTGAGCCAGGCCAGCCTTGATAATATGAAGGGTATGGGGATTGATGGGAAGGAAGTTGTCACTGGTGGGGACCCCTGTGAGATATGTGAGGGGAATGCAGCTGAGGGGGTTATCCCTGTCGGTCAAGCCTTCTCAAGTGGGCATGATGCCCCGCCCTTTCACCCGAACTGCGAATGTGCCCTGGCGCCGGCAAGGTTAAAATGAATCAAGCCAAGATGTGCGGTAACTGCAATCAGATGGCAACCCTTGATGTAAAGTTCTGCCCTAACTGTGGGCATGACGAATTTCAGATAGTTGATTTGACTCCCCCGTGGTTGAAGGAGGCCGAAGATGCCCTACGACTCAATAAGCGAACTCCCACCCCCCGTTAAAGATAACCTCCCTACTGAAGCAGAAAAAATCTACATGAAAGCCTACAACTCCGCATGGGAACAGCACGGCAAAGAGAAGGACGCTGAGATAACCTGTAATTCCATTGCCTGGGCTGCTGTCAAGAAATCTTTTAAAAAGAATTCCGAGGGGAAGTGGGTAGCCAAGGAAGCTATCCACCCCCATGGTGACCATATCTGTATTTGCCCGGAATGCGATAAAGAAGTAACTGTCGCCGTAAATATAAAATGCAATACCCAGTCTTGCCCTAAGTGTGGCAGCCCCATGGTGGCTAAAGAGGCTGGGGAACGGAGGGGGAATATGCCAGAAGTAAAGGAAGCCGAACTGAGTGCCGAGGAGAAAAAGACCTTACTCCAGACGGCATTGACTGACGAATATAAACTGACGGTGGAATCGCCTATCCCTAGTGGAGTGGTGGTCGAGGAAGTCTTTGATGATGCTCTGATTTATAACATTGACGGGCAGCTATATAAGGCTGCCTATGAGGTGGAAGATGGCAAGGCGACTTTCGGAGAGCCTGAGAAGGTTATCCCTAAGAAAGTCTATGAACCCATGGAGTCCCTGCAAAAAGTATATTCAGAGATTATTCAGGAGGCAGGGAGACGCAACGCCTCTCTGGACTCTGCAAGGATTAAGAAGATTGCTGAACTCTGCCAGGAGCTTCTAAGCTCTGAGGAACCGGACGAAAAGGAAGTTAAGAAGGCCACAAAAGAAGCAACCGCAGTGCTTAAAGAAATTAGAGAGCAGGCCGCTATGAAGACTGAAGACGGTGTCAAGTTCCCGGCGGCTGCCTTTGCCTATGTGCCCGATGCCGAAAAACCCTCAACCTGGAAACTCCGACTCTGGGAAGACCCCGAGAAAAAGGTTACCCGGGCGCAGTTAGGCAGGGCAGCCGCAGCTCTTAGTCCTGGTGGATTCAGGGGGCAGAAGGTACAGATACCGGCTGCTGACTTGTCTGCGGTCAAAAGAAAAATCAGGGCTGAATACCGCAAACTCGATGTCGAAGATGAGGACATTCCGAGGTGGGTTAAGGAAGCCATGACCCGGGAGTTAGTTCAGAATTTCATACCCCTGACTGAAGCCAAGTTCGACAAGGGGAGAGCCACCGTAATCGTTATCAAGCCGGGATTTAACGCCACTGAAGACAGGTATTACCCTGCCGAGATGCTAAAGCGGGACTATAAAGTCTTTGAAGGCCAGAAGATG